CAGCTAGCCGGATACCGCCGCCCGGGAGGTGACGGATGAGGATCGCCATGCTCGGGGGAGGCTACCCCCAGCTGCTCCGGACCCTGGAGGAGGACGGACACCGCCCGGTGTACCTCCCGGAGGAGCCCGGGGAGCCGGCGGGGTTCCCGCCGTCGATGCGCTGGATGCTGGCCGCCCGCCGGCTCCGCTCACCCGCGGCGCTGGCCTCCTACCTCCGCTGCCTGGAGGGGGAGGCGGACGCCGTGGTGACGTTCAAGGGGTGGTTCGGGGACGGGGAGCGGGTCCCGCCGGAGGCCGCCGCCCGGCTCCGGCGGTCCGGGGCGATGACGGCCTACTGGAGCCTCGACGACCCGTTCTTCGAGGAGCAGATCGGGGTCATTCGCCGGCACGCCCCGCCGTCCGCCTACGACGCCTACCTGACGTGCTGCGAGGAGACGCGCCTCCGGGCCGCCTCCGCCGGCTACCGCGCCGCGGAGCTTCTCTGGCCGGCCTGGGACTCCGACATGGACGCGCCGGACGCCGTCCCGTCCCGGGAGGCCGTGGACGTGCTCCTGATCGGGAGCGTCTACTCCGGCCCCGGCTGGGGTTCCCTGGACCGCCCGGAGTTCGTCCGGAGGGCGGTGGCCGCGGGCCTCCGGGTCCGGGTGTTCGGGGACTCCTCCTGGCTCCGCGCCGGCCTCCCCGAGGGCGTCTACGCCGGCTGGCTCCCGGAGACGCAGAACGCGGCGGAGAACCGCCGCGCCAAGGTGGTGCTCTCCAGCCACGTCCGGCGGTCCAGGTGGTACCTGAACGCCCGGACCTTCCAGGCCATGGGGGCCGGTGGAGGCGTCCTCCTCTCCGACGTCCAGCCGGGGACCGGGGAGGGGCCGGCCGGCTTCCTCCGGCCCGGGGAGACCTTCGAGCCCTACGCCGGGATCTACGACGCCGTGGACCGCGCCGTCCGCCTTTCCGATCCTTCGGAGGCGGGCCGCCTCTACGGCGTGTCCGCCGCGGCCCGGAGGGCGGTCCTGGCCGGACACACCTACGCCCACCGCGCCAGGGAACTGGCGTCCGTCCTGGAGAACCTAGCGCGGTGAAGAAAGTTTGAATAAAGTTGTGGACGGTACGCCCTTCTCCGCCCTCCAGTCCCGTGGCCGTTCCGGTAGTCCTGCGACCCCCGCCGGGTCGGACTGAGATACCCCGGACCTGGGGGTGGCATGAGGCTGAGGGTGTCCGCGCCGGGCGTGGAGGCGGAGCTGGAGGCCGACGGGAGCCTCCTAGTGACGGCCATCGAGGGGAGGCGGGCCGTCCGCCTCCGCCGGGAGGGCGGATCGTGGGCCGTCCACTCCGCGGACGGGGAGCGCCTCGGGGACCTCGGGCGGCTGGACCGCTCCTCCGTGGAGCGCGCCGGGCTCCGGGACAACGTGGCCCTGCTCATGCGCGGGGCGGTCCAGGCCGCGGCCGCCGCGCCGGACCCCGGACCCCCGCCCCCGGACGGCCCGGAGGCATACGAGCACGCGCTCCTGGAGGCGGACGGCCTCCACGGGGAGCCGAACCGGCACCTCCCGGTGGAGGCCCTCTCCGGGTGCGGCGCGGAGGGCTGGCGGGCCGCCTCCGCCGCGTGGTCCCCGGACGGCCGGCTCCTCTCAGTCCTGCTGGAGCGCCGGCTCCGGTGAGGGTCCGCGTTCACCCGGACGCCGCGGCGTTCCCGCCGTGCTCCCCGCTGGCGCTGATGCAGGAGCGGACCCGCGGGGACCCGTGGCGCGTCCTCCTGGTCTCCGTCCTCCTGAACAGGACCCGCGGGTCCCAGGCGGAGCCGGTCCTCTGGGAGGTCCTCCGGCGGTGGCCCCGCGCCGCCTCCGTGTCCGCCGCCGGGGACGACCTGGAAGCCCTCCTCCGTCCCCTCGGGATCTGGCGCAGGAGGGCCTCCGGGCTCCGCGCGCTGGCCTCCGCCTACGTCCGGCTGCTCTCCGCCCGTCGGACCGCCCTGGCGGTCTCCAGGCGCGCCGGGGAGCCCTCCCGGACCCTGACCCGGGAGGACGTCCTCCGCCTCCCGGGGGTCGGGCCCTATGCGGCGGACGGCTGGGAGCTGTTCGTCCTCCGGAGGCTCCCGGCGGATGACCCGGCGGACAAGGAGCTGGTCCGCTACGTCCGCTGGCTCCGGGCCTCCGGCCGCTCCCCGTAGCTCTCATGCTCATGGGCGGAGCGCGGGCGCAGCCCGCGCCACGGGGCGCGCAGCGCCCCGTTGTCCGCCTTCCACCGTGGTTTGACGTCATCGGTCGTGAGCACGGGGCGCGCAGCGCCCCGTAGATCATCTAGAACGCCGGAAGTCACCTATCTAAGGAACCTCCTAGGTAAGTCAGGCGCGCCCGCGCGGGGCCTCTACGCCTATAGGTCTCACAGGAAGCGAACCGACTCGGAGATGTTGGGCGTACGAGGTAGACAGTACAAGGATGTTAGGTCGCCGTCGGATCCCGTCGGGATAGCGGGGGCCGCGGCCGCGTCCCCCGGTTCCGAGGTCCCCGGGACGGCCAGCCCGGCCGGTCCGGGATAGGACGGCCGTGGCGCGGCGCGGGCCCCCCCCCCCCCGTCCCCGGGCTGGGGCCCCGGGAGGCCGCCCGGCGCCCCGCGCCGCCGGGGGTGGGACGTGAGCACGGATCCGGGGGAGCTGGTGGCCTTCCTGGTCGGCTTCTCCGCCGGCCTCTCCGTCTCCCTGATCCTGCTGTTCCGCGCCCCTCCCCCGGACCCCCCTCGACGACGTCCCGGCCGGAACCGGCCCCCGGGCTCGCCCTGATGGGCCGCGGCCCGTCCCTCTCCGCGCCGGCCTACGCCTCCGGGGCCGGTCCGCGCGTCCGCGCCCCCGGCTACCTCCCGGACGAGGGGCGGGAGGACCGGGTCCCCGTCCCGGCGGAGGAGTGGCTCCGGAGCCGCTACCTCTCGGACCGCGCCTGGGACACGTTCTGGCGGGAGGAGACCCGCCGGGACTGGTGCCGGATCGTGGACAACCCGGCGTGCGAGGAGGTGGTCCTGGACGGGTCCATCGGCTGGGGCAAGACCCACTTCGCCCGCGCGCTGATCCTCCGCTGGGTCTACGAGCTGACCTGCCTTGCCTCCCCCGGGAGGACCTTCCTGGGGAACCCCGCCTCCGTGGTCAAGGTGGCCATGATGAGCGTGAAGCTGGAGAAGTCCCGCGAGATCCTCTTCGACGGGCTGAAGAGGAGCGCGGAGCGGGTCCCCTACTTCCGGAACGACGCCCCGTTCAACGACGACTGGGACACGCGCCGCCTCCTCACCTCGATGCGCTTCCGGGCGCAGGGCATCGTGGTGGAGCCCGTGGTCTCGAACATCGGGAGCGTCATCTCGGACGACCTGATCTGCTTCGTCCTGGACGAGGCCAACTTCCTCCCCCGCGTCAAGGGCGGCTCCCGCCGGCAACTGGACCCGGAGGCCGCCTCCCGGGTCGGGGACGCCTCCTGGTCCGCCGCCCGGGAGTTCATCGACAAGGCCCGGACCCGGATGCGCTCGCGCTTCCTCTCCGGCGGGAGGTGCTGGGCTAAGCTCCTTGTCCTCTCCTCGTCCATCGACGACTCGGACGTGACGCTGGAGCGGGCGGAGACCGCCCGGGAGCGCGGGGAGCTGGGGACCAAGGTGGAGTACGTCTCCCGGTCGATCTGGGAGGGGAAGCCGGTCGGGACCTACGGCCCGGAGACCTTCCCGGTGGACCTGGGCCTCCGGGGCCGCCCGCCCCGCGTGATGGAGGAGGGGGAGGTCCCGACCGGGGAGGTCATCAGGCCGCCGGTGGACCTCCTCCCGGACTTCCGGGACAACCCGGTCCTGGCGGTCCGGGAGCTGGCCGGGCGCCGCTCCGCCCCGCGCAACGTCTGGCTGACGGACGAGCGCCTGCTGGAGGCCGCCTGGGACCGCTCCCGCCGGGAGCCGTGCGCCCCCTCCCAGGTCTCCGGGTCCCTGGGCTTCGACCGGGACGCGCTGTTCTACCGCTCCGGCCGGCTCGGCGTCTGGCGCCCCGCCCTCCACCCGGACCTCCCGCGCTGCGCCCACGTGGACCTCTCCGCCACCGGGGACCTGACCGGCGTCTCCGTGGGCTGCTCCCCGGGGACGGCGGACCTCGCGGTCCGGGACCCGGAGACCGGGGAGCTGGGGTCCGTCACGGTCCCGCTGGTCCACCTCGACCTGACGCTGGCCGTCCGCCCCCCGCCGGGCGGGAGGATCGACATGATCGAGGTGGAGGAGTTCCTGTTCCTCCTGGCCGCCTCCGGGATGGACCTCCGGCTGGTGACCTTCGACCAGTACCAGAGCAACCGCTCCTCCCAGCAGTTCGAGCGGTCCGGCATCCCGAGCCGCCACCTCTCCGTGGACCGGGACGGCGGGGCCTACCAGACGCTGCGGCGCGTCCTCCGGGTGGGCGGGTTCTCCGCCCCGCACTCCCCGGTCCTGGAGCGGGAGCTTCGGGAGCTGCTGGAGGACGCCGGGACTGGGAAGGTGGATCATCCCCCGAAGGGGAGCAAGGACGTGGCGGACTCCGCGGCCGGGGTGGCCCACGCGCTGTTCCTCCCGGACTACATGGACTGGGCCGTCTCCCGGACCGGCTCCTCCCGGCGCCTCCCGCCCGTCCCGCTTTAGGGCCGCGGGCTATACTCCGGGCCTCTCGGGAGGTGTCTGCTGGCCTGGTGGGACTCCATAGCGCGCCTGTTCGGGAGGCGGAGCGTCGACGTTCCGCCGGAGGCCGCCCCCGCGCTCCCGGACGGGAGGCCCCGGCCGCCGGGCCAGGCCGTCCCCGGCTTCGACTACGTCCAGGGCGTCTCGGACCGGCTGAAGCTGGAGCGGTCCCGGGCGGCGCACTACGGGGACTACGAGCAGATGGACGCGGAGGCCCCGGAGGCCCACCGGGCGCTGGACGTGTTCTCCGACACCGCGCTCTCCCCGCGCCCGGACGGGACCTCCGTCAGGATCGAGTGGAGGAACCCCGCCGCGGAGCGGGTGGGGCGCGCCGTCCTCCGGGAGACCGGGCTCCTGGAGCGGTCGTGGGGCCACATGCGGGGCTACAAGAAGCTCGGGGACCACTTCGTCGAGCTGGTGTTCGACCGTAACGGCATCCTCCGGGAGGTCCGGGACCTCCCGGCCCGGGAGATGCGCCGCGCCTTCGGGGACGCCGCCCGCGGCCTCCCCCGGGCGGAGTACCCGTGGGCGCAGGTCTCCCTGACCACCGGCGCGGAGCGCGCCCGCTTCCGGGAGTGGCAGGTGGCCCACCTGGCGGACGTCCCGCCCGGGGAGGTCTACGGGTTCCGCGGGGCGCAGCTCTCCGGCGCCCGGCGCCCGTGGCGCGCCGTGGAGCTGTGTCAGAACGCCGTCCTGGCGGAGCGGGTCCTGCACACCGGGACCCGCCTTGCCTTCTCCGTGGACGTGACAGGGCTCTCCACGGACGAGGCCATCGAGTACATCCGGGAGGTCCGCTCGGAGTACCAGCGGACCCGGACCGCCTCCGGGGACGCCCGGGGGAGCACCTTCACGCCCATCAGCCCGATGGACGACATGTGGGTACCGTGGACCGCGGGAGGGCCGCAGAAGCCGGTGGAGGTCCTCCGCTTCGGGGCCGAGATCGGGGACGTGGCGGACGTCCGGATGGTCCACGGGCGCTACCTCTCCGCCCTGGACGTCCCGCGCTACATGCTGGGGATCGACGAGGACCTCCGCTCCCGCTCCGCCACCGGCTACATCGACGCGGCCTTCATCCGGTCCGTCACCCGCTCCCAGGGGACGTACCTCCGCTGGCTCCTGACCATCCTGGACCGGGCGCTGTTCGCAGCCGGGTTCGTGGTCGCGCTGGAGGGGGACCGCCGCTCGATCTACCGGGCCACCCTCCCGGACCTCCAGCTGGTGGACGAGAAGGTCCGATGGGAGATCGCCAAGATCCGGGCGGAGGTGGCCTCCGTCTACGGGGCGGACCTCGGGGTCGTGGGCCGGGACTTCGTACTGACCCACTTCCTGGGCCTGACGGACGCGGAGGCCGCCGCGGCAGGCGCCGGGTCCCCCGGCCCGTCCGGCGCCGCCAAGGCCCCCGGGCGCGCCTCCTCCGCCAAGGAGCAGGCGGTCCTGGAGACGTTCCGCGGGACGGACCCCCTCTCCCGCCTGGCCGGCGTGGTGGGCTGGGAGGAGGCGCGCCGGATGACGGAGGAGGTCCTCCTCGCGGTCCGGGCGCGCCTGGACGCCCCGGACTCGGATAGGCTCCCGCCGGGAGGTGGGGCGTGATCGTTCTGAGGGAGGCCGGCGACTGCTCCGGCACCGTGGTCCCCGCCCTTGGCGGATCGGTGTTCTACTCCGTGACGGAGGGGGAGGTCCGCGGCGTACTGGCGGACGCCGCCCTCGTGGACGAGGCCTCGTTCCGGGCACTGGCCTCCGCGCTCCTCCCCGCCGCCGCGGAGGTCCGGTCCCTCTCGGAGGCCGTCGTCCCGTTCGCGGACCTCCCGCTGTCCGGGGAGGGGACCCCGTGGAGCTGGACCGCGGAGGACCAGGACGCCGTCCTGGGGAGCCCGCCGGACTGGGCCCGTTACCGGAAGGCGCACGCCTGGTACGACCCGAAGAACGCGGAGAGCAAGGCCGGGTACAAGCTGCCCGTCGCCAAGATGATCGCCGGGAGGCTGACCGCGGTCTCCGCCGGGGTCTCCGCCGCCATGGGCTCCCTGAACGGCTCCCGCGGCGGGGTCTCCCTCCCCGCCGCGGACCGGCCGCGCGTCTACGGGGTCCTGGTCCGCTACTACCGGAAGGCCGGGCGGACCGCCCCGCCGCTGAAGGCGTCCTGATGGCCGTCCCCGGGGAGCACGTGGCGGAGCAGAGGGACCCCTCGGAGTTCGTCGAGGGGAGCTTCGGGCGCGCCTACCCGGCGTCCTGGCCCCGCGGCGTCTCCGCCGTGACCGGGACCCTCCGGGCGGAGGCCCGCGGGAGGGTGATCCAGTCCGTCCGGTTCGACGCCCGCGCCATGACCAAGGAGCGCGCCGCCGCGTGGCTCCGGGCCAACCGCTTCAAGGACTCCGTGGTCCCGGCCGCCCCCGTCTCCGGGACCGCCGCGGAGGCCGCGGAGCCCTACTCCTGTTCCCGCTACCGCTTCGGGGCGGAGCCGGAGCACGTCTGCGACGCCTTCCGCCCCGAAGCGTTAGCG